ATTTCACCAGAAATTGAAGAACTTTGGGGCAACTTTGTTGGACTTTCAAAGAGTCTCAATGCGAATGCAAAGGGAGACCTTAATACTTTCTGGAAGACTCACGCTGGCGAGCGACCAAAACCAACAAAGACTACGGCTACAAAAGAAGACCTTGTTGAATTGATTAACGAGTGTGTGCGCTTGTCTTTTGAGGGTGCGACCGTTGTCAGCGAGTGATACACCGCTCGTTGCACCGCCATATCTTTCTCCTTCATCTATATCGACATTCCAGCAATGTCCGCTGAAGTATAAATACTCACGCATAGATGGATTGACAGAGCCCCCTACAGAAGCAACCCTGCGAGGAAACTTTGTCCACTCTATTTTGGAGACTCTTTATGGTCTTCCAAGTGAAGAACGGACTATTGAGACCGCCAAGCAATTGGCTAAATCTTTATGGGATGACGAATACCATGACAAGGCATTAGAACTCACTCGTAGTGCTAAAGCCCTGCAGATGTTCCGATGGACATCATGGTGGTGTGTGGAAAATCTTTTTGCTATGGAGAACCCAACCGAGTTGAATTTCGATGGTATTGAAACGCAACTTGATGATGCTATTAACGGAGTGACAATCAAGGGCTTCATTGACCGTTGGCATGAAGTTGATGGTGGAATCGTCGTTGGTGATTACAAGACTGGAAAAACTCCTGCGCCTAGATTTAGGGAAGATAAGTTTTTCCAACTATGTCTATATGGATATGTTCTTGAACAGCAACTAGGAAAACCTGTTGTTGAACTGGAACTTCTATATATTAAAGATTCCATCAAACTTTCCCATACTGTCAAGCCTGAAGACATGGCTGAAGTAAAGAAAGTCGTAACCGAAGTCAGAGAGCAAATCGATAGTAGATGTGCCTCTGGAGTTTTTGAACCTACACCTAACCGCCTATGCGATTGGTGCGCCTATAAAAGTATCTGCCCAAGTTGGAGTAAATAATGAATGATGACTCATTCGCCCGCATAGTTGCGGAAGAAGTAAAAAATCAAGCAAGCCGTCAGCACAAAGAATATTTGATGCTCCCAGAAAACTGGGTTAGATGGAAACGCGCCGTAACTATCCTTAATGACAATTTGCAAAAACAGTTAGCATTGATTACAAGTCAAGAAGAACAAGAACTAGCACGGTATGACGACGGCACTCCCGATAGTCATAAAATGGTTTTGGAACTGCAAGCAAACTTTGCGTTTCGTCGTACCAAGATTGAACGGTTCAAGTTCCATGTAGTAGCCCGTCTTGACGAGATTTCTCGGATGATTGCTATGGGTGGAGAAGAAGTTGAAGAACGATTAAAAACCGTTGACTTCCTCCGTAAGGCAATTGGTGAGCACCGTGCACTTATGGAAGAGTACGACCTTGAGCCAACAGCAATTGATATTGCGCTTTGGGAAAGTCTTGAAGGTAAATGGGCATTTGATGACATTACCGAAGAGAACCTTATTGATGCTTAGTTTGGAGTTCTGATGACTAGGCAAAGAATGTTTCTTGACATATCTTGTGTTGATGCTGCCCGTGAACGAATGCGTCATGTTTATGACACTTTTGACACTGTATGTGTGCAGTTTTCTGGCGGAAAAGACTCCACTGCAATTTTGTATCTTGCTAAAGAGATTCATGAAGAACGAGGTCTCGGACCAGTCAAAGTCATCTTCCGCGATGAAGAAATGGTTAGTCCTGTAGTAGTCGATTTCATTATGAAAGTAAGAGACTACGACTGGGTTGACATGGAGTGGTACTGCTTGCCAGTTGGTCAAGAAGTATGGGTTTTGGGCAGGAGAGAGTATTGCTTGCTTTGGTCACCAGAGCGTGCAAAACGAAACATGTTGATTCGTGAAATGCCTTCCTTCGCAATCAAGGCAGAGCATTTTGGCATTGACCCAACACGCCCAATTCCCGAGACGATTGACTTTTACACCATGCAAGGGAAGAAGGGTCGTACCGCTTTTATTACTGGCGTTAGGGCTAACGAGTCAATGATTCGCTACCGCTCCTGTGTTCAGAAGTTGCATGAGAACTACATAAATATTCCTTTCCGTATGAAAAAGTCTGTGCCTTTGCGCTTTGCAAAAGTTATCTACGACTGGACAACAGACGATGTTCTCAAATTCATTACTGAAGAACACAACGGTGAATATTGTGAGTACTACGACCTCGCCGCAATGACAGGAAGTAACACGCGAGTTGGGATTCCGCTCCATGCTGTTGCCTCTCGCCGTATCGGTGATGTTGTGGCTACAGAGCCAGAGTTTTACGACCGACTCTACGAGTGCTACCCCCATATTGACGCACAGCGTCGTTGGTGGAAACACTTCAATGTGGAAGGCTTGATTGCCGACTATGTATCCCGTGGATGGGACGGGGTCAAGGACTGCATTGAGGACAACATGCTTACTCCTGGTTACCAAGCGGCTGCCTACAAGTTTGCTGGTGAATTCAAGCGTAAGCAAGCAGGTGACCCATACTCCTACCCGATTGACTCGCTGGTGAGGACACTCCTATTGAATGAGTTCCAAGTATCTTCACCAAACCCCGTGGGGCCTAAAACTAGAGCACATACCATGCGAATGCTGGCTGCTCAACAAACAGAAAACGACTTAAATGACATGGATGCACTGGACGACAACATATGAAAATTGAATATATTCCCAACAACGCTATTAAGCCTTCTTCGTGGAGGGCAAACTATTTGCTGAAGCCTGATTTGGAATTGCTTCGTCTTTCTATGTCTGACTTTGGTTGGCTTCAACCAATTATTGTCCGTGTGGAAGACATGTCAATTATTGACGGGCACCACCGTTGGGTGGTTGCTGGGGAGCCTGCATTTATCAAGAAGCACGGCAAGCAGATTCCCGTGATGTATCAAGATATAGATTTAATTGATGCAATGATTATGCATATCCGCTTAAATCGTGCTCGTGGCGAGATGTTCGCTAAACCATTTTCCAAGATGCTTAAATCTATTGTTTTGTCTGACAAGTATTCTTCGGAGGAATTGGAAGACTTGCTAATCATGTCTCCTGATGAGGTTGACCTTATGTTGGCTGGCGGTTTGCTGAAACAGCGTAAAATCCCGCAACATAACTACTCCAGAGCGTGGGTTCCTATTGAGGCACCATCAAAAGAGCAAGTGGAAAAGGCTCTGATTGAAAGACCACCTAACGCCGATAGATGAATCTAGCCAACCCCCCAGTGTGCTAATGTTGTTTAGTTCCGATTTTGGAGGGCTGGATGCCAAATAGCAACCTCACCGAGGACATTGAGTTTTTGACAGATGTGAATACGCGTGGCTCTGTCGTACGCCGAGGCAAGTTTATTAAGCGCCCTCGTCGCGTAAATGGTCGTAATGTTCCTGGTAATGCCCGTTATTACAGGCAGCGTCAGCGTGAACTTCTTGCTGGTCGTCGTGCAGCCCAAAGAGCAACCGAGGGTAGCCGTCGCGCAGCCCGTGGTGCAGCCCGTGGTCGTGCCGCAAATAACCCAGCCGCACCTGCTGCTGGTGCCCGTCGTACGGGTCTTGGGACACGGATTCGTCGTGGCATTCGTGCTGCTGCTCGTGGCATTGAGCGTCGTGCGGCAAACCGAAGGGCGCGGCGTCGTTAAGACAACGCTGGGAGGTGATTAGCGATGCTGGTAACAGTCGCTGACCTTACGAAATACATGGACATCCGCTTCTCTAATCGTCAAGAGGAAGCAGCGGAATTTGTATTAGAAGGATTACAAAGTGAACTTGAGTCTTATTTGCGTCGCCCTGTAGAGGTTGCTGAATTCACTGAAGTTTATACAATTCCGTCAAGTGATGTCGGGATTCCTACATCCTCGTTTTTTTACAATAGTGACCTTGACTCAACCTCGCATGAAATTGCGGCGCTGATGCCACCGTCAACGATTTACCTCAAAAACTCGCCTGTGGTATCAATTACTTCTGTTTCTATCCGTCAACCACAAGGCGTTACAGGGCAACTGCAGATTGCTGAACGAGATTACACAATGCGTCGTTATGGTGTTGATGTATATAAATCTTACGCAAATGATGAAGTAACTATTGTTTATGAAGCAGGCTTGGAGGGTTCGGCAATCAAAGTCTTCAAGTTGATGATTCTCCGTGCCGCATCAAGAGAAATGCAAAACATGCACGACGATGTTGTGGGTATCAAAGACCTAGAAGCGCGAAATGTCGCCCCAATGGAGACGGGTTTCCTCGAAAAAGAACTTGCTGCCGTTAAGCGATGGAGACGCGTGAGGATTGCTTAATGTATAAGTTAAAAATCACCTGCGACGCTAAAGCAGACATCCAAATGCTGGACAGGATGGAAAAACGAGCCAAGGACTTCAGACCAGTCTTCAAGTGGGCTAAACAGGAAATCCAGAAGGCAAACGCCGAAAACTTCACCACCAATGGACTCCCCGTAGGTGGTTGGTCTCCTTTAAGTCCACGGTATGGAGCATGGAAAGCCCTTAACTTCCCTGGCGCTCCAACAATGGTTCGTACTGGTGCTTTGTTTAAAAGTCTTACAAACCTCCGAGGTGCCCCTAATGTGATTGGCAAGAACTTTGCTATTTTCGGTACAAATGTGGAATATGCGAAGTTTCATCAATACGGCACAACAAAGATGGCAAAACGCCAAATTGTTTTTGAACCAGTGGGTTTCGAAGCGCAACTTAAACTTCGTGCCGTTGAGCACATTGAAAATGATTCTGTCGGTGGCATGCTAAGTTGGTTCAGATGACAACTACTGCTTCAGAACTAATGCATGGTGCTCATTTTGCAAAGAATTTTGTTAATAATTATCTTCAAAATGATATTCCCTCTCGCCTAATCAAGTATCGCAATGGATGGGAACTGGATGACTATGTCCTTCCAAATCCAGAGTTATACCTGACCTATGAACCGATTGCTTTAGACCATTGGCCGACCATTATTACCGTTGTTATCTCCACGAATGAATTTGTGCGTACTGGCATGAATATGGCGTGGAACCCCGAATACCGTGTCTCTTACTCCATGAGGACATACATTTGGGTGAGAACTGAAGGCTCTGGGGAGACGACCGAAATGCGTGACCGTCTCACTACTGTTGTTCGTTCTGCCCTTCTTGACCATCCTTCGCTTGAAACAATCGATACTGATGGCGGGTATGACGCAATTATTGATGAAGGAACAATTAGGGAAGAATTTTCTGATTTAACCCTTATTAAAGGTGACCGTGTCTTGGCGGGAGCCTATATAGGCTATGAT